GGGGCGGAATAGGGGATAAAGGCGGCCCGAGCCTAGGTGACATGCTAAAGAAGGCGTTCGGCGGCAAAGGCGGCACGAGCGACAAGAAGAAACGCAAGTAACGAGCACCCGATGTCCCTGTCCGACCACGATCAACTAATCGCAGCGTTGGCCGTCTACGCCAATGACCCGCTCGGCTTCGTCCTTTGGGCCTACCCTTGGGGCGAGCCGGGCGAGTTACTCCGCCACACCGGCCCCGAGCCGTGGCAGCGAGACCTGCTCAACTCCATCGGGCAGGGCGTCATCTCCGTCGAGGAAGCGATTGCCGAGGCGCAACTGCGCGGCCAAGACGTTGACGCGTCACCGATACTTGAAGCCCGCACCTCCGGCCACGGCATCGGCAAATCCGCCTGTGTTTCGTGGATACTCGATTGGGCGCAGAGCACGATGGCCGATACTAAAGGCGTCGTGACCGCCAACACAGAGAACCAGCTCAAGACAAAAACATGGGCGGAGTTTGCCAAATGGCACCGCTTATCCCTGACCAAATCGCTATTCCGCATGACCGCCACCGCCCGCTTTTCCATCGACCCGGACCACGAAAAGACCTGGCGCATCGACATGGTGCCGTGGAGCGAGAAGAATATGGAGGCCTTCGCCGGCCTGCACAACCTCGGCCGCCGCATCATCATAGTATTCGACGAAGCGTCCGCCATCGCAGACATGATTTGGGAAACCACCGAAGGCGCGCTCACCGACAAAAACACCCAAATCATCTGGTGCGCGTTCGGAAACCCGACTAAGAACTCCGGCCGCTTCCGTGAGTGCTTTCCCGGCGGTGAGTTCGCCCATCGCTGGAACAGCTTCGCAATCGACTCGCGCGAAGTCTCCATCACGAACAAAACGCAAATTGCTCGCTGGGTTGCCGACTACGGCGAGGACCACGATTTCGTCCGAGTCCGCGTTCGCGGCGTATTCCCCCGCAATGACGCGATGTCCTTCATCTCCCTCGAAGCCGCACGTGAGGCCGTCATCCGCCCGCTTCCTCCGCGCAATGACGCCCCCTACGTCCTCGGCGTCGATGTCGCCCGCTTCGGTGACGACTCCAGCGTCATCTACCCTCGCCGCGGAAACGATGCGCGCAGCCAACCGCCGATAATCCTCAAAGGCCTATCCACCACTCAACTCGCCACCGTAGTCCACAACGAATACCTCCGCCTCGACGCGATTGCAATCTTCGTTGACGGCGGAGGCATCGGCGGCGGGGTGGTCGATCAGCTTAACTCAATGGGCCTGCCCGTCTACGAGGTAACCTTTGGCGGCGCCTCCGACAACGCTGACCCGCAATCGGTCGGCGAAAAATACCTCAACAAACGGGCCGAGATATGGGGCAGTCTCCGCCGCTGGCTTATGCGCGGGTGCATCCCAGACGACATCCCGCTTTACGAAACCAAACTAACTGTGGAAATGTCCGGCCCCACCTACACCTTCTCCCGCGAGGACTTTATCCAACTCGAGTCCAAGAAAGATATGCGCCGTCGCCGCCTCCCTTCGCCAGATGTAACCGACGCACTTGCCTGCACGTTCGCCTACCCCACAATGAACTACGCGCCGGTATCCAGCAAAGCCGAGTACTACACCGATCCAAACCCCTTCAGCGAGGTCCGCGATTATGCCTAAACCCCCGAAGATTAAGCCGTCGCCAAGCTCCCCCACCGTGGCCAACTTCCTTTCCCAGGGGCAATCACAGTCCGGTATGGGCCAGCGCCCGAACAAGAAAACGCGGCCCATAACCGGCTCGAGTTCCACATCATCCCTGCCCTCGCTTCTCGGTGGGTTGTAATGAGCAACGTAGAAGCGCTGCGCGGCGGACTTACCGGCGAGCTACAGGTTTACGATTCTTGCGTAAGCGTGCTGGAAGACGCCCTTACCCGAGCCCGCAGCGGGGACGTATGCGGCGTCGTCGTGATAATGCTGCATCACGATCGCTTAGCCTCGTATCAAATGGGCGGCATGATCCAAGGATACGCTATACTAGGCGCAGCTGAAATAGCTAAATCCGGCTTAGCAGAAATCGTAAAAGGGTAACCCCATGCCAGCAATCCCCGCCAAATCCATGCGCAAGCTATCCGCCGTGCTCCACGCAATGGACACTGAGCGCCAGTACTGGTTCACCCACTGGCGTGACATCAGCGATTACTTCCTCCCGCGCCGCTACCCGTGGCTCCGCTCGCAGAAGGAAATCCGCACCGCGGACCGGCGCAACAGGAAGCTAATCGACTCGACCTCGACGCTTGCAATCCGCACCCTTGCCTCCGGTATGATGTCGGGCATCACCTCCCCCGCTCGCCCGTGGTTCCGCCTTCGCATCACCGGCTACAGCGAGGCATCCCTCTCCGACCCGGCCAAGCTGTGGCTTGAGGAGGTTGAGTCCCGCCTCGCCACGCTGATGGCCGAGAGCAACATGTACAATTCGCTCGCCGTCCTTTACCTCGAGTGGTGCGCTTTCGGCACCGCATCCCTAGCGATCTATGAAGATTTCAACGACGTCTTCCGCTGCTACAACTTCCCCCTCGGCGAGTTCTACCTCTCCATGGGCGGCGATCAGCGCATCAACCGCCACGGTCGCCGGTTCGTCCGCACGGTCGAGCAACTCTACGATCAATTCGGCGAGGACGCGCTGAGCGAAAGCACCAAGCGCCTATACGCCCAAGGCAACGCCAGCCTATTCAACGAGGTAGAAGTCGCCCACCTAATCGAACGCAATGCTCCCGATGACGGCATCCTCCCCCGCAGCAACGCGCCCTACCGCGAGGTCTATTGGGAAATCGGCAGCAACGATATGCGGGTGCTGCAAGTCTCCCCACTCTACGAATGGCCGACCGTATCCCCTCGCTGGGAACTAATCGGCAATGATAGCTATGGCGTTTCTCCCGCGATGGACTGCCTTGGCGACGTGCAGGAACTGCAGCAGCTTCACCTCGAGCGCGCTTCCGGCCTTGCCAAGCAGGTTCGCCCGCCGCTGATCGTTGACCAGCAGTTGAAGAACCGGCCCAAAGCCCTTGACGCTGGCGGCCTAACCTACGCGGCCACAGCTAACCAAAACTTCGGCGCCAAGCCCGCGTATTCCGTCCAGCTCCCCTACGGTGAATTGCGCATGGACATCGAGTCCCTGCAAAAGCACATCCGCGAGACATGTAAAAACGACCTGTTCAACATGATTTCCCAACTCGACTCGGTTCGCTCCGCAACTGAAATCGACGCTCGGCGGGAAGAAAAGCTGATCCACCTCGGCCCGGTATTCGAGCGGTTCAGCAACGAAGGCCTCGACCCGCTTCTCCGCCGCATCTACGGCATCGCCGAGCGGGCAGGAATGTTGCCGCCAAAGCCGCCCGAACTTGCCGACATCACAATCGACATCCAATACATCAGCATCCTGTCCGACGCGCAGCGTAGTTCTGGCACGGTATCCATCGAACGCTACCTGCAAGTAATCGGGCAAGCCGCCGCAGTCTGGCCGGAGGTAACCCTCGTCCCCAACGTCGAGGAACTCATGCGCGATTACGCCGAGGGCATTTCGATCAAACCCTCCGGCCTCAACTCTCGCGAGATGGTCGCCGAGCGCAAGGCGGCACAGCAAGCGCAACAGCAACTGGCGCAAAGCGCGGAGGTCGGCAACAACCTGGCGGCAGGTGCGAAGGTGCTGAGTGAGGCTGACGTGGGCGGCGGTATGAACGCCTTGCAGTCGCTTATGGGTTGACGGCGAAGGTGGATTGTGATAGGCTATAAAAAGGACGGGATAAAGTATGGCTGCGAAACCTACAGAGCATCGACGTTGGGAAAAGCTCGACAAAGAGCGGCTATCCTCAGCGGTACGGGAGATCGGGCGCACGAGCAACTTGCGCTTTTTCCTCCGGACAATTCTAGGTTCCTCTGGCGTGCTGTCCATACTCCCGTCCGACAACGCGCTCGCTATGGCCAGAGCCGCAGGCCGACACGAGTTGGGGATGGAGATCATCGCCACGCTGAACGAAACAAATCCGAGGCTTTGGCCTCAACTTCTTTTGGAGGAAGCAAATGAAACTTTGGAACGGCTACAACCCGATGGTTACACAGACAGCGAACGAGGGCAGCCCGGGGACGACTCCGCCGACGGAGACACCGCCGACCGATACTGACTCGTCACTTCTCGATGGCGGACCTCCACCGTCATCTGAGGCCGAGGGGGGCGAAGGTAAGGCGGCTCCCGAGCCGGTTGTCCCCCTCGCGCTAACCGACATCACTTTGCCCGAAGGCTTTGCTGACGTGATCCTAACCGCCGGAGCCGATGGCGCACCCGACACCACCCTCCTCGGCTCAGCCCTCGAGGTAATGAACGACACGAATTTGTCGCCGAAAGAGCGACTGCAAAAATTGGTTGATCTGCAACAGCAGGCCGGGCAACTTGGCGCGCAGGCGCAAGAGAAGTCCTGGACCGATATGCAGAACCAATGGCGCAAGGAAGCTACGGAGTTGCCCAACATAGGTGGGGCCAAACTGCCGGAGACCTTGGCGCAGATCAAGAAGGGTTTAGACTCCATCGGCGTCCAGCCCGGTTTCTACGAAGCGATGCGGCTAACTGGTGCGGGGAACAATCCTCACATCATCAGTGCGTTGGCAAAGCTTACTTCTGGCCTAGTTGAAGGCTCACCCGTTTTGGGCGATCCACCGAAAGGCAAACTGACTATGGCTCAAAAGCTGTACCCAACAATGCACCAAACGGAGTAAACCCATGGCTGCGCTTGACAACCAATTCCCGACTTTGCTCGACGTTACCAACGCAATGGACCCTGACGGTTCCATCTCAATGGTCGCCGAAATCCTGAACGAAACCAACGAAGTCCTCGACGACATGGTATGGATCGAGGGCAACCTTGCCACCGGCCACGTCACGACCGCTCGAGGCGGCATCCCGATGCCCACTTGGCGCAAGCTCTACGGCGGCGTCAAAGGCACCAAGTCCACTCGCGTTCGCGTGACTGACACTTGCGGTATGCTGGAAACCTACGCCAAAATCGACAAAGCGCTCGCCGACTTGAACGGCAACGCTGCGGCTTTCCGCGCAAGCGAGGACCGTTCCTTCATCGAAGGCATGTCGCAGACGATGGCGGATACCATCTTCACCGGCGATACGG